CGGCGACTAAGGCCGAGTTTAAGGCCAAGGGCCATATGCAGCTCGATGCTGGTAAGCAGCAGATGAAAAGTAGCATTGGCCAGGCGGCGGCCGCCACGGCAGCGATGGCCATTCCCACGAAAGTGAGCGCGGATTACGGCGCGATCATTCGTGACATTGCGATCAAGGCGAACATTGCCAACAAGCCCGAAGAAGCGCAGATGTCGAAAACGATCATCGGCACTTCGCGTGATACCGGTATGGCGCGCAATCAGGTGGCCGAGGTGGTCAACGCCCTGGTGGGTGCCGGCATGGAGCTGGATAAGGCCCTGTCATATGCGCCAGTTGCGGCCAAGTTCGCGATTGGCCAGGGTTCGGACGGCGGCGAAACGGCCCGCATGATCAACGCCCTGGGGCAGAACGCCAAAATCTCCGACCCGGCCGTGATGCAAAAGGCACTGGAGGCCATCGCCTATCAGGGCCAGGCGGGTAGCTTCGAAGCGGCCGACATGGCGCGTTGGTTCCCCGAGTTGTTGGCGGGTATGGGCAAGATCGGCATTACCGGCATGGATGCGGTCACGCAACTGGGCTCAATGCTTCAGGTGCAAATGAAGACCGCCGGCGGCGCTGATGAAGCGGCCAACAACCTCAAAAACTGGATGGAGAAAATCGGTTCGGGCGATACGGTCAAAGCCTACAAGGACGCCGGGATTGACTACCAAGGGTCGATGAATACCGGCCTGCAGAATGGTAAATCCACCCTTGAATCCAGCTTTGAGCTGGCACAGAAGTACATTGCGGCGACGGATCCGAAGAAGGCCGCCGAGATGGCGGCCGCTACAGCGAAGATCAGTAAGGAAACTGACCCCGAGAAAGCCAAGGCCATGATTGCGTCCCTGGAGCAGGCTTTGCGGACCGGGGATCTGTTCGCGGACATGCAGGTTAAGGGCGCTTTGACGGCCTACATGCAGAACAAAGAACTGTACGCCCAGCTCAAGAAAGACTCGGCCTCGGCCACAGGGATCCTTGATAAGAACCTTGAGGAGCGCCGGCAGGCGTCGGCTCAGAAATGGGCAGAAATGGCCCAGGGCATGGACGAAGCCATGCGCGCCATTGGTGACGCATTCCGACCGGTAACGGACAAGGTGGCGGATGGTTTGGCCTACGTCACCCAGGGGTTGGCCAAGCTCTCGGACGAGTCGCCCCGGGTTGTGACGGGGATCGGCGCCGCTGTGGCGGCGGTGATCGCTTTTCAGACCGCTATGAGCGGATTCAAGATTGCCAAGGGCCTGCTCAACATTGGGCGCGGCTCGCTGATGGGTAATCCGAACATCCCGCAAAAAGTCATTGTCACCAACATGCCCGTTGGCGGATCTGGCGGCATGGATATGGGCGGCGTCGATGACGCTGGCGGCAAGGATGGAAAAGGTAAGGGGAAGGGCGGCGGCCGTGGTGGTCGAAACCTTGGGCGTGGCATTGGGGCAGGCATGAAGGGGCCGGCAGTGTTGGCCGTGATAGAAGCCGGTTTTAAGGTCAAAGACACTTACGACAACGCTGAAACCCAGGACGAAAAAGCCGAAGGCTATGGCGCGGCGGCTGGAGGTCTTGCCGGCACGCTCGCCGGTGCGGCGGCCGGTGCGGCCATTGGTTCAGCGGTGCCGGTAATTGGCACCATCCTGGGCGGCCTGATTGGTGGCTATCTGGGGAGCTTGGGTGGTGATGCCCTGGGCGGTGCCATCGGCAAGTCGATGTTTGGCTCTGACGAAAGCAAGAAGGTCATGCCCGTGGCCGGTCCGTTGATGATGAAGGATGCCGGCAAGGACATTCCGCCAGTGCTGGGGGATATCGCCAAGTCGTTTGCGCCTTCGCGCACCGGGCCGCTGATGCTGACCAACCCAGGTCAAGGTGCGTTGTCGGCAGCACCTGGCGTTGTTAATCCGGGAGATGTCGCGCGGTCCATGATGATGCCCCAAGCCAATGCCGACGTGGTTGCTGCGCCACTTGCGGCGGCCGTGGTTGCGAAGGTGCAGCCGGCGAAGTTCGAGACCAAGGTGGATATTCACGCGCCCATCACGCTGACGGTGCAAGGCGATGTGAAGGATCCAAACGAGATCATTGCCCAGTTGCGGCCGCTGATGGAGCAGCAACAACGGGAAATCGCCCAGCAACTCGAAAACCGCAAGCTCTACGACGCGCCGCATGTCTAAGGGGGAAATATGGAATCACTGGCACAGCTACAGTCCGGCCTGAAGTATCTGGCCTCGGCCGGCGAAGCGGGCCGGCGCAGTATCGATGGCATGATGGGGCCGGTAAACGGTGCGATCAGCGAAATCACCGGCGCGGCCAATGAACTGGAGGATCTGCCGTTTATTGGTCCTGCGGTGGGGGCGAAGCTACAGCGAGTCATGCGCGGGATTTCTACAGCCCAGGCCAAGGTTGGAAAGGTTATCGCAACCTACAATCGTGCCTCCCGCGCCTTGTCGCAGATTGATGAGCGCATGGGCACGCTAAAAGAGCAGGCGGGGAGGGCGGCAACCGCTATCAACAAGATCGCCGGAATGATTGACCCGTCACTGGCCAACATCATTCCCACCGGTGCATTCGCCACGGATGCAACGCCGGCGAAAGAGGCTGTGAAGCCTTTCCCCCACCTGCTGATCATTCAGCCGCTGGATCCGAAGGCGCAGCCGTATTACTTCAACCTTGATACGGCGGCCTTTGATTCGCTGCGCCGCTCGACGGCGTACCGCTGGGCCTCGCAAGAGCGCCTGACGCGCCGGTCGGCCCAGCAGGCCGTGGGCATGGGTGACGAGAAAATCACCCTCAAGGGCGATATTTTCCCGGGCTATCGGGGCGGCCTAGGACAGCTAAACACGCTGCGTTCGATAGGCTCCCAGCTCAAGCCGGTAACCCTGACCACGGGCTATGGTGTTGTGCTGGGCACCTGGTGTCTCACGAGCGTTGACGAAGACCAAAGCGCGCTTATGCAGGGTGGTATCCCTCGCAAACAGGCATTTACCTTGGAGTTTGTGCGCTATGGCGACGACATGCAGAACATCTGACGGGGATCTGCTCGATACCATTTGTCATAACTTCTATGGCCATCTGGTGGGCAGTGTCGAGGCAGTGCTTGCGGCCAATCAGGGCTTGGCGGATGAGGATCAGCCTTACCGTGCTGGCGTGCTGATTGTCTTGCCGGATCTGCCAGGCCCTGTGGATGAGCAAGTGGCCCTGTGGGATTGATTCGGTTCTATCGGCTGCGCCGTTGTTCCGTTATGCGGAACGCCCCCTTTCCCTAAAGCCCGCCCAGTGCGGGTTTTTTATTGGCCAATGCCCTATGACTCCCCAATTTAGAATCGTCGCGAACGGTTCCGACATCACGTCGCTGATTAACGATCGGCTTTTGCTGTTGCGCACCACCGACAAGCCCGGCATGGAGTCGGACGAGTTTGAGTTGCGCATTGATGATCGTGACGGCTTGGTAACGCTGCCCAAGCGTGGCGCCGGGATTGAGGTCTACCTGGGCTATGCCGAAACCTCCCTGGTGCGCCTGGGTCGCTATGTGGTCGATGAAATCGAGGTTTCCGGCCCGCCGGACACCATCGTTATCCGGGGCAAGGCGAGCGACATGCGCGGCACCGGCAAGTCGATCCGTAGCGGTAGCTGGGAAGATGTGCCGCTGTCGAAAATCGTTTCCGACATCGCGGCCCGCAACGGCTGGACGCCGGCCTGCACCATTGCCACGAAAGTCGCCCGGGCTGACCAGCTCCACGAGTCTGACTTCAGCTTTGTCACGCGCCTGGCCAAGCAATACGACTGCACCGCCAAGGTGGGCGACGGCAAACTGATGGTGATGCAGCGCCAAGCGGGGCTGAGTGCCAGTGGCAAGGTGATTGGCGCGATCACCATCACGCGCAGCGACGTAAGTCGCTGGCAGTTTCGCCTGGGCGACCGTAACGCGCACAAGACCGTGGCGGCCAAGCATCAGGACAAAAAGACAGGCAAGTTGTCTGTGGTCTCCCTGGAGAATGACGACGTGCCGGATGGCCTGCCGGCGGTGCACACCGACCGGCATATTCACCCGAACAAAACCGCCGCCGAGTCCGCAGCTAAAGCCCGTTTGGCGGCGTTCAACCGCTCCACGGCCGGTGTGCGCCTCGAAATGCCCGGGCGTACGGATCTGTTTGCTGAGCGCTCAATCAATGCCCAGGGTTTCAAGGTGGGGCTTGATGGCGAGTATCTGGTGGATTCAGTCGAGCAGACATACACCCAGGCCGGTTGGTCCACCACCGTCGAGTGCAACGGCGGCAAAAAGGGCAAGGCCAAAGCCAAGGGCAAGAAAACGAAGAAAGCCGCTAAGCCAGTCAAAGTCGTCAGCCTGGCGTAGCGGTCGCGCACCACAACCCCCGCCAAGTGCGGGCTACTCATGTTAGGAGCTTGTATGCCCATCACC